AAATCAGCCGCAGCCGTTAAGGTTGGGTTTATATACAAACCTCTTGTGATTCCGTTTGCACCGCCCGTTTGGTTGATTGTTGGGGATGCGTTCATTACATTTAAGACAGCCGTTCCACTTGTTGGTGCAAAAGTGAATTGACCTAAAAATCCATCACGCTGACCGCTTGTAACTACGGGTGCCGTTCCTGTAATATTGTAAATACTTGCTGTTGAAAAATTAAATGGAGCTCCTTGATTAGCAAAACTTAACGCTTCCATTGGTCCAGTCGTATTTCTAACTGTTCCTGTAAATGTGCTTAAACCACTATCAGTAATCGTCAACGCAGCCGTTCCCCCACTATTCTGCACCAAAAGCGATGTAGTGGCGGATGTTGAGCCACTGCCTTTGACCATTAGTCGGGCGGTAGTAGGGCTATTTGTACCAATTGAAACTCCCGCTGTATTATTATCATTAATTATTACTCCGTTTGAACGAACATACCAATTTCCATCACTAAAAGGCATCCACGAATCCGCACCCGAAGTGTTTACACGAATCCCCGAAACTCCGCCCGTGCCAATTACATTTAATAATGAGTTAGGCGTATTCGTACCAATCCCCAACCTATTATTAGTATCATCCCAAAATAAGTTTGTGGCATCACTTGCAAACGCACTACCATTGCTGAACTGAATTGCACCTGCAACACCGCTTGGAGTAGCCGCTAACACGATGTTACCCGTTCCAAGTAGGGAAACGGAGTTAAGCGTTTTGATGTTTGTGCCACTTACAAGAGTGTCTTGTTTTGTCGCAAGTGCAGTTGTGACCGCAGTTTGAACCGGCAAGTTTGCCAACTGAACTTTTTGTGTGGTGTTTGTTGCTATGTCAACAATCGGCAATACATCATCCGTTGTTGGGGTTGTTAATTCGGTTAGGTCAGTTATTCTCTTGTTGCTCATAATTCTAAAAAGTTGCCGTCTTGAGTTCGCATAAACTCGTTGTTTGTTGTAAGTAAATAGCCAATGAATGCACTATCAAAACCGATGTAGTCTCCATTTTGAGTCGTGAGAAAGTTCAAATCTTGAGTCACTAAAAAAGCAAAGTCATCTTGTATGATTGTTTCACTCAGATTCGGGGTGTAACTCTTCGCACTTTGCGTGATGTTGTTTTGCTTTGATGACAAACTTGGAACATAACTCTTTGCACTCTGAGAAATGTTTCTTTGCTTCTTGGATTCTGCAAAGTTGTAAGTTTTCAAATTTAGCGTGTAGTCAATCTTCTTTGATGCAAGTGTGGGTTTGTATACCTTACTTGTCAAACTGCGATTAGATTGCTTCTGAATGAGTGTGGGGTTGTATTCTTTTGAATCAATGAAAGCAATTCCATCAAATCCAAGAAAATCGTAATCTTGAGTAATCAACAAATCACCACTCTGAGTCGCTAACCCAAAGAATACATCAACCGGTGATGTTGGCAATATGTTGTGTTGCTTGTTCACGCTGGTGAATAGAACACTTCAGGTTGGTCAACTAACTGACATTTCAAAACTCCGATTTCTACAAGCTCATTCGCAAGGTCAGGATTCGTGTTGACCGCTGATGTTTGTGCGTAAACTTTATATTCGTACTCGCCATTCAAAAGAGTGAATGTCGTTCCTTCAACTACTGCAAATTTGTTGTATCTCTCCGTTTGTGTGGAGATGTCTGCCAAGATTACATTGACCACTTGATCAGTCAACAAATGCGTCATACTAAATAGGAATTTAGGATTCGCAATCGTGACTTTCTCGGTCAGCGTTAAATACCAATTTTTGGATTCGGCTTTTGTAATCAACAACATCAAAAGAAAATAGCGACTTGCGTTTTATGTAACAAAAAAGGGTGAGCAAATGCCCACCCCCTTTCTCTATGAATCAAGCGTACTTAAATTCCTAATGTGGTCACTACCGATGCTTGAAGCAAGAAAGGTGCTTCGGCTTCGATTGCAGATAGAGTCACCTCGTATCCAGTAGAGTCACCCATTGCAGTACCCGTGTTGCTGACCATTGCAGTCACATCACAACCCAAGTCCTTACCAGCTAACCAATACTCATCGTTGTTCGTTTTCACGATTGCATAGCAACGACCTTGTGCAAGAAGTTTCATCTCATTGCGTTTGGTTGTTGACAATCTGCGAAGTTTGAACGCAATGTCTGCTTGGTTGAAAGATGTGCCGTTCTCAATCGAAACATTTGTAGTGTTTGTCAATGATCCGGTTGCTTTCGGTAGCTCGTAAGTGTATACATCACCGCTCACCACAGTTGTTGCAGTAACTACACCACTAACAACGGTAAACTTTGATGCAGTCCAACTGATTAGGTGGATGCTTTTGATACCACCGATTGCTTCTTTGCAATCAAGGGTAAATCCTGATGTTAATAAACAAGGCATCCTATCTCAGATTAAAGGGTGAAATAAACAACTTCAGCTGGGAATGCAACCTGCACACCATAAGCGAATGTGAAACGAACACGAACTTCATCGTTGTCCAAAGAGTACCACATTTTCACTTCGTCGTCCTCGTTTGCAAGGTCAGTTCCTAAGAAGAAGTTAGACAATGAACCAGCAAACAACTTATTTGTTCCGTTCAAACCGCCAACCGCAATCAAAGTCATATTAGTACCAGGATACACCATTGACATTTCAGTTGCAGCATCAGCCACATAGTGAAACAAATTGGCGTTCTTCAAATTAACCAACATCAACTTGTAAGCATCAACACCCAAGAAACAAACTAAATCTGTTTTGGTTGCAACGGCAGCAGGGATGTTTGCGTAGATTTGATCCAAGATGTCATCAATGTTTGCAGAAGTTACAGTTGTGAAAGTTGTTGGGGCAGCATTTGCCAATGTTGGAGATGCAGCGGCAATGATTTTGCTGAATCCATCAAAACGACTCAAGTTAGGGTTACCACTTGCGGTGTCACCCTGCCAAATTGCAGTTTCCAAAGTTTGTGCAATCACGGCTGCTTTCTCGTTACCAATCTGCTCCTCAAAAGGAATCATTGTTGGTGAACCGGGCATAATTTGTGTTTGCATCCACTTTGCTTCCAAAGTTTTAGGACAAAGAGTTTCTTCAACTTTTACTTGACCAACGGTGATGTTTCTTTGTGTGAAGGTTGTTGTTCCACTTGGATTGTATCCACAACCATCGGCTTGGAAGAATACAGTAGATGCGAGGATGTTCAAGGAAGCTGATGATTTAACACCAACTTGTACTTGATTTGCAGCGTACAAAGTTGCAGCAGTTTTGTTGCTGAACAATGCTTTCACCAATAAGTCGGTTGACTGTTCGTTGGTGTAGTTGTTTAGGGCGGAGACGTTAAAAGCCATTTTCTTATTTGTTTAGTGAGTTTTTGAATTTTGCAAGTGCTTCAAACTGGTCATTCTTCTTGTTTGAAACGGGAGTTTTTGTGGGTTCTTCTGAAGGCAAGTCAGCAACTTTCTCGATCAAGTCGATTGCTTTGCTCATTGCTTCTTTGTGTGTGTTGTTAGATGCAGTCAATGTTGCCACCTTAGCAGTCAATTCAGCGATTGCAGTTTCCATTTTGGCAACTACTTCGTTGAATGCACTTACGGTTGCGAACTCTTCGGCTTCTACTTCAACTTCGATTTCAGGTTCAACGATTTCAGTAACCATACCACCAACGGTTGTCACCAACAATCCACCTTCAACCTCGTGAGTTGCATCAGGTGCTGGAATGTCACCTTCAGCAGTTTGAACGAAGATGGCAGTTCCGATTGCCAATTCACCTTCGTAAGTGATTACAGTACCATCAGTCAATGTGGCGGTTGCCATCTCGACTTTGATTTCTTCGTCAGAGAATCCAAGCATTGTGCGGATTTCCTTCAATGTTTCTTTTGCGTTCATTTGTATATTAATTAGTTTTTAGTTGTAAGTGTTGCAATTTTACTTGCCATTCCATTGGCTAAGGATTGATTTCATTTGCTCAAGGAGTTGTTCATCAGCATCAACCGGGAAGTCAAAAACACCCTCAACTGAGAATCCTTTGAACTCGCCTGACTTGACTTTTGCCCACACTTCTTCGTTGTCAATAAGGTATGAAACAAACCAAGAACCATCGGCAACCTCTTCAAATCCCTTCGGTGGCATAACGCCTCGTTCACGATCAATGATGTATGATTCAAACAAGCTCACGCCATCAGCAATTGGTGTTTTGTGGTGAGTGTTCACCGCATCGTACTTGTTGCCTCTTGCCCACTTCTTCGCAATCTTAAAGATGCTCTCTTTGTCAAAAACGACATAGTATTCTCCACGCACATCATCCCTTCGGTAGATGGGTAGATCAGCAATCATCGCTGCTCCAGTAACGATTCGTTTCTCCTCGTCTTGGATGGCAAATTTACTCGCTGACAATTTGCGTTCCGTCCATCTCAACATCTCTTCACCACCCCACAACAAATAAGAGATAGTCCCACAAGCGGTGTCATCATCGGGGTTGTAGTATTCCTTCGCTCTTGATAGGTATGAATAAATCCTTTGAACCGTTTCATCGCTGATTGGTTCACCTTGTGCGAGTTGTTGACCTCTCACCTTGCCGACTTGAGTTGCACACTTGTTGCCGTTCTGCTCGTTCAATCGGATACCTCTTTCGGCATTTGCTTTCGCACCTTCAGGATAATCCGTGTAACTTTCAAACTTTGACTGATACATTGAATAACATATCGCAACGGCTTGTTCACTATCCTTGCCTTCTCCAATTAAAATTGGGATACATCTTTGAACGAACTCTTCTTCACTTTCATTTGGATTTGGTTCAACAAACTGCTCTTCAAATGCAAGAAAGTCCTTTTGTATGGCTGGAGTTTCTACAAGCGAAACGAACTCAATGCCCGTTTCCTCGTCAAACTCGTTGATGTCTAATCGGTATACTGGTAACTTCATCTTTCTTAAATAGCGTTATTTTACAACGGACACTTTTTTGGTGGAATCTACACGATCAGTTGTTCTGCGGATGTCACCTTCAGTCACAAAAACTTTGGTATCAAATCCGCTTACTGTTGGTAGTGATGAACTGATATTTGGTGCTGACATTTGTGGCATTCCACCGCCACTCATTTGTCCTGCACCTGATGGTGCTGACGGCTGACCGCCTTTGAGGATATCCCTTGCCTTCTTGGCATTGGTCAAAATCATTGCTGCCAATCCAATGTACTTTGCTGCACCGGCAAGACCCCCCGTTGCGACATTGTCCGGTGATGGTGATTGACTGACTTTTAACGCAGCGGAAAGTGCCATTGCCGTATCTGCTGCAATTACACTAACTGCAAGAATCTTACCCGTTTTTGATTGTTCACCAGCAAGTCCAATGACTGCATTTGCCAAATCAACTGATGCTGCGTATAAATCTTGTTTTGACTGCTTAATGGCAGCATCATTTGCTAATTGGTCAGCAGTTGCCTTGTCGCTGATTGCTTTTCTTTTTGCGGCTTCTTGCTCATTAAGAATTAATTGATCCGCAATATCTTGTGCCGTTTGTGCTTTTAATTGCTTTGCATTTTTAACAATCCCAGCACCTTTGATGTTAAACAATTCGTCTTGTAATTCTTGCTCGTGCTTCTTGTTTTTTTCATTCTCCGCTTCAAGGTCTTTTGCTGATTGGTCTTTTGCATCTTTGATTGCTTTCAATCTTGCCTTTTCAGCCGCAGCCGCAGCCGCTGCTCTTTCTGCATTGTACTTGGCTTCTTCAATCTTGAGAATCTCCAACGCATTCTTTGTGTCAAGGATGATTTTGCCCCATTCTTTTTCGGTGTTCTTGCCGTAGTTTGCACGAGCTTGTGCAAGATCATTCTCCAACTTCTGCCGTTGCTTATTAAACACACCGACTTGATCACCTCTTGCTTGTAACAATGCAATCTCTCGGTCAAGTTGCTCATTCGTCTTGCCCGTTGTCTTGTTCAATTTGTCCAATGCCCTATCTTGAGCGGATGTTATTCCAACCCAATCGGTAAACTTCTGAACCAACCCACCGACAAATGTTGCCATTGATGAAAGACCAGGAATCAAACTCATCACCGCCTTCTTGAGTGTATCAAAATTGGTGATAATCAATGTCAATGCAACTCCAATCACGCCAAATGCCAAAGTAGACATATTGCCCAACGCTTTGAATGCGTTAATTACACCGCCTTTGATATTACCAGCCAATGCACCAAATTGTTGTTGAACTTTCCCAATACCCTCAAGACCTTCAGCCAACGCCATCGCACCTTGCAATTTGATCATTGTTTTTTCCAAGTCCTTCGATTGATTGCCGAACAATGCCATTGCCCCTTGTGCGGCTTGGAATCCACGAGCAACCCCTGAAACAACTGTGTTCAATTGGGCAAACTTGTCGGGATTCACTGCCTTCACACGATCATTGAAATCCTCCATCCTATCACGAGCAGATGCAAGTGCTGCTTCTGCCTTCCGTGCTTCAGGTGAGAACTCACCAAACTGCATCACCGCTTGTTGAGCTTGGATGGTCAGTTCCTTTATTTCGGACTTCATTGATTTGAAGTCGGGCTTTTTGACGGTTAAGTCAATCGTTGCGTTTAGTGCCATTAGTGTCCTTCTGCTATTATGTAAAATTGAACGCCATCAGTAGTGATGACATCGTATGAATGTGCTGATGTTTGTGTGTGCGTGTCGCTGCCGTCTATTTGAGCAGCAGTTGCCGTGTCAATGGTCACTTGATGTCCGGCTAATGGCTTTTTGATAATCCAAGTTTTACCACTTAGTCCAGTTGGATCAGGTAGAGTGATTGTAAAATTCCCGGCAGTTGTTGATGCTATGATTAACCAATCGTCTTTCGTTGCCGAGTAGTTTGCTGATACGGTTGTAACTGCACCACCACTCAAATAGTTTGGATACATCTCAAAGTTGCCAACATAGAGTGTATCAGATTTGGTAACTTCAAAGTCATTGCAGACAAGAGCCACACTTCCATCCGTTCCGATTGGGAATGATACCTCCGTCAATCCAAGACCTGAGTTGTTGACATTGATTGCTGAATTGACAACTTCAGTTCC